TCGGTAATTCCAGACAAAATTCCAGACTCACCACCTAATTCTTGAGTTGTACCGTCTTTATCAGTTACAAATTCAATTATATTAATATCGGTAACGCTTGATATAGCGTCATACCATTTAATGTGCGTATATTCAGATGTAAATATATTTGAGCCTTTATCATCTAATAAGTTTGCATTACCAAAAATCTTAGTTATATCATTAATACTATGACTTGATATTGCATACAAACCCCAATAATCACGGTTATATCCATTCGTTGATGTATCTGTATTTATAGCTGAATTTGTCTTTTGCCATATAATATTACCAGCCAACTTATTTAATCCATAAAGAACTGGAACGGCTGAAGTATTATCTTTTCTGGTCTGTAATTTATGTCCAGCGTAAGTATCAGCGCCATACATATCACCAACATCAGGTGCTAATGCCGCACCGAGTAATGATAATCCAACTAATGAAGCAACTGAAGCATAAGAAAAAGCAACACCACCAATAGCAAAGAAATTACCAGCAAATAAAGCTCCAGCGCCAAGGGCTAACCCAAGCCCAATAACCATTAATGCTTTCTTACCCATTACTTAACCTCATAATAATGCAATCCTTATCTAATTTGTTATGCTCTACACGTTCCAAATCTTCGTTATAAACCCAATAAGTAAACTTATTTATAGCAACACCAACTGATGTGCGTGTAAGTACTATATCGTCTTTTTTAGCAGTCTTTACTTTTTGGCAAAAACTCTTAAAAAAACCAATATGTTCACGCTTTGCTAAGAATCGCTTTTCATTCTTAACGTAATAATCTAAATTAGTAGTATCTAATTTGTAATCTTTCCAACCTTTAGGCAATACATAACGCACATTCATATATTGAATAACAACAGTAAAACAATTATGTAACATTTTGTCTGCCCCAATATACTTCAGTTGAAATGGCATCAACAACAGATGTAAAACTATTCTGATTATATGTACGGGTAGGAAATGCTTTAGTCCAGTTAACAAATTCAGTTGTTATTGTGGCATTTAACACTTGTGTTGTTGCATTAAACGTATCAATAACACCTTCAAACAATGTATAAACATCGTGTGTAATTTCATCTAAATCAAAATCCATATTAGGATATGTAGCATCACCAGTATCGCTAACGCCAAATTCATAAGTATCAGAACCAATAGTTTCAGCTGGTGGGGTATAAACAATTCTTGTAATCTTACAATGATTATTACGCCATTCTGAAGCTAATGCTTCGGTTGTTAATGCAGAATTAATATTATCAATTGATAAACTAATAGTATCAGCGCCCATACTAAAATCTTCAGTTAACTTATCAAATGTAATAGCTAAAGGCGTATATTCATTACTATCATAAGTAACAAATATATCATTATCAGTAAAATACAATACTTCACCAGCTTCACCAACATTGCCATCTAAATCTTTATCCATTGCAAATGTGAATAAATGAACCATTGAAACGGCTTCGTCTGTTCTTGAATTGCTTGATATTATTTTACTCATAAGGCTTCAATTATATCGGTTGAACATATATACATATTATCAACTCGTTTAGTAAATTTAAGACTATCACGCATAAAGTGCGCTTTTGTTAATTCTTCATAATAACCAGAAGCTACGTATTCTTCATTAATACCTGTTGAACCTTCTTCTGGTATGCCAAATGTACCCATAATTCCAGCCTTTTTACGATAGAACATTTGTAATTCTAAAAAACCAGCTTCTGAAGTTATCCACGATAATTTCCACTTCTTACGCAAACCACCTTTATCTTTAATGTGTCTAACAGATTGACCAATATTACTAAATATTGAGTTGCTAATATATTCATATTCAACTTGGTAAGGCGTTGTTGAATCTAATAATAACTTAAAAGAATCATCAGATGATACCGCTGGTGTATAACTTGACGATTGTGTAATTGCGTTTGTATAAGCTGAATAATTAAAGAAAACACTTGATACAAGGGTTATTGTTCCATTATATATAATTGGTGCAGTCGCTTTAAATTTGAACTGTTTAAACGCCCAAACAGAAGAATTAATACCCATTACATCAGGGCGTAAATCGTTTATATCATCAGCATCTAATATAAATGTATTAGCGTGGTTTGCTTCGTAAGTATCTCTTAGTGTTGCGTATTGAGCAAAGGTTAAATTCTTATACGTTAGCGTTATTTCCAACGCTGGTATAGATGAATTAATAATACGTTGACTCTTACCCGAATTAAATTCAATAGCTTGGCCTTGCTTTAACCATTCCTCAGCTTGTATGTTGCTGTGATTAGTTAATATAGTGCTTGTTAGATTATTCATTAAATTACTTGTTTAATTGTTCGTCTAACTGAGCCATTACTTGCTAATGATGAATTAATGATACTTTCAATTGTACCTCTATTATTAACCAAATATGAGTTAAACGAAACAGCGTCAATTGCTTGAACATTAAAATTGATTTCAGCAGTAGTAACATTACCACCAGAACCACCCACCGCATAACCTTTATTCATTGCTTCGATTGCGTTTCTATTCTTAGAAGCACCACCACGATTAATAACAGCTTCACCCACTTGTAACTTAGCTAATCGTTCATCAGAACGCATACCAGTGTGGAATGAAGGAATCTTAGTTGAACCAATAGAACCGCCAGTATGTTTAACTTCGGCAGTACCAGTGTGGAATATACCAAAACTGGTAAGCGCTTTCGTTATCAACGCTTGCATTCTAATTTTAACTAATTGAGCAATAATACCACGTGCCATATCTTTAAATGATGTCTTAACACCCATCACCATATTAGTAAATGCGTCAGCTAATCCAGTTGCTACATCTTTACCAGTCTTACTTAATTCTTTATGTTGGTCTGCGCCTTTCTTAATAACCTCATTATTATCTTCAATGATTGGTTTTAAATCAGCTAATTCTTTTTTATATTCTTTTAATTGGGTAACACTATCTTCACCAAACCACCCAGCAATTGTTTCACCAAAACTTAATAATGAACTTTCTTTAGTAACTTTTGAAGCATCTTCAAGTAGTTCAATTTGCGTTTCAAGCCACTTAATACGTTCTTCTTTTGGTGTATCTGAAAAGTATTGCATCATCCCTTTAATATCTTGAGCAACACCCCTAAAGCCTAATGATAATTCACTTAATCTTGTTGTAATAAACGAGAATATGCCAGTATCACTACCAAAGGTAACAAGTGAATCACCTAAATCAGTAAATGAAGTATCTAATTTCCCAACTACTTCAGCCATATCTGTATATGCCGAAGCGTCCATTTGTTTCTGTGATTTTTCAGCCACCTCGCCAACCAGTTTCATCTTTTCAGACCAAGATTTAGTTTTTAAATCAAGTGTAGTTATATCTTCGCCAAGCCCAACATATTTTTGTTCAAGAATATCAACAACAAAACCTTGTGCTTCACCAGTTTTAGCTAACATAACTAAGTTGTCGTGGAGTGTTTCAGCCGATTCGTGTGGAAACGCATAGCCAAGCGCAATGGCTTCTTTAGCTAATGATTTCATTTGTTCTTCAGCCAGACCAGCAGTTTGAGCAGACTTTAAGAAACCAGCAACTTGTGCGGCTGAAATGTCAGTAGCAAGTGAAGTTTGTTTTGCCCATTCTTTTTGAGCCTTAGTTAAGCCAAGCGACATTCTTTCAAATGAAGCCGCCTTAGTAACCGCTACAGCAACAGAAGCACCAACAGCAATCCAACCAGCACGCATTTTAGTTAGCGCACCATCAACATCTTTTCCAGTTTTCTTAGTTGTTTTGCCTAACTTCTCGGTCTTTTTATCAACCTTATTGATCGCGGCAATTGCTGGTTTACCATTAACAAGTACCTCAATTTCAATCTTTTCATTCGCCATTGTCTAACTCCTTATTGGTCTGAATCTTATAAGCCAACAGTGTACCAATTTCAGACATTGGCAAAGCGTTGATTTCGGTGATGGTCTTATGAAGTTCAAAGGCAAGATATGCCTTAGCCTTTAGCCATTCATCTTTTTTAATACTTCTTGCTGTTCTTCAACAATATCAGAAACGGATTTCAAACCCATTACATCCGCCAGATAACTGGCAGTTTCAAATGTGATATTATCTCTAATCCATTTGACTTTGGTTAAATTATTAAAAACACGTTCGCCCTCTTTATCGAGTAGCTGAAAGTAAATTATGTGACATCGCAATAAATCATCATCATAGTACGTTAAGTCAGTAGTTGAACCGTCAGCTTCCTTGATGGTTTTCGTACGCTTAGACAACTCTAACGCCCTTGAATGGTCATCACCAGACATAACACGATAATACACTTGATGTACATCGCCATTAACTACTAAGTTTGCTTCACGAATATCTGTGCTTTCTTTTTCTAATGCTTTTAATAATTTATTCATAATATATAAATAAAAACGGGGAACTTAATCCCCGTAATAAATTATGCGATTGTCAGTGCGCCAGTACCTTCAAAATTGAATGATACCTCCACAATTCCATTCACGTCATTTGTAACGCTTTGGCTTGTGATGTTAGCCGAACCACTGTATTTATCCAGTGTGCCAGTTCCATCTCCAAGCTGAAGTGCTAACGTAACTGATGAACCACCAGTTAAACCAGTTTGTAAATCACTCTCAGCCGAACCACTTGCGTCAAATATGGCTGTAATAGAACCAGACCACGAGTTTAAAGTCGTGACGGATTCCTTCCAACCAGCCGAACCAAAGTCAGTAACATCAACAGTTTCTTGTGCAATATCTAAAGACCACGCTTTCGCGTTTCCCATAGCACCGCCACCAACTGTAATGCTACCTTTATAACCTTCAATAGCCATTATGTAACTCCTATATTTGTTGTTGTAAACGTAATCAGATAGCCACGCTCTTGTCTTTCAACATCAGCCGTAATTTCTTCAATACCCTCATTCCTTGTAGCATCAAGAATTGCTTTCATCTTTTTATCTGTGTACATCTTTTCATTAATAAACAGTTCAAACTGCTCAGTTAAATCATAGACTTGTTCAGCAAAAGAAGAACGTTCATCATTAATACTATAAGTTTTGATAGATTCTCGAAATTCACGATGTTCAAGCGTGTCATTCTTTGTCAATTTATAGCCTTTGCGTTTTAGCAGACTTATCATTTCATCAATACCACTTGATTAGACTGTAATTTTTCAACTGTTTCAATAACGCCATCTTCATCAGTATCATAATCAGCCTTTAATGTGGATAACTCACTTTCGTAGTTTTCCTTAAAGACCATATATGATTCGTGATAAATATCATCAGTATCAGCATCTTGGCGCTTAGACATACAGATTAATTCTAACGTCTTAGTCAAATGAAGTTCTTTCACTTGAGTAGTTGTTATAAACAAATCAATATCCAGGCCTTTGTTACGCATCTCGTTTTTAATAATGTCATAAGCACGATTAATAAAAGATGAATAATCAAGATAAACGATACCAAATCCAGTTGAACTATCAATAGCGTTAGCCACTGCATCAAATCCAAATGAACCCGTTGAATCAGTATAAGAAGTAATTATAGCATCAGTACCAGCATTATCACCCGTAGTAAAACCGATTGTTGAACCAACAACTTCAGCATCTATCAAGTCAGTTAATCGACCAGATATAAGTGTTGTTGTTGAACCAGAATCAGCCTTTTCAAAGTGGTCTGCTAATATCGGCAAAGCCGAAATGATGTCACTATTTTTAAGAACCCACGACATATTTATACCTCACTTAAAGATTGCAAATTTTTCATTATATCAAAATGTGCTTTTTTAGATAAAGTAATAATATCACCCTTAGCAAAAGTGTAGATACCACCATCAATGCCGTGTGAACCATCACAAAGTGCTTTCAATTGAAGCTTGGTAACCTTCTTAGCTACCGCTTTTTTAGTTACCTTGCTCAAAATTACGCTCCAGTGATTACGCGAACTGCGTTTTGGTCAATAATGCCATACTTCATAATTCCGTGCCAACCAACGTTAACTTTTCTGTTTAAGTTATCATTACCTTCTGCAACAACAAGCTTTGGACTCATAGCAACCGCTTTACCAAGTGCGTTCTTACCAGCTACTGAAATAGTTCCCTCAGTACAAGAATTTGACTCAACGATTGTACAACCCTCTAAAGCACCTACGATTCCCGAAGTTGAAGCACCTAAATCAGTGTTTTGTGCAATTGAAATATATTCATCTTTAATATCTGAGATATCTGATGGGTGCATAAATGCAACATAACGACCATCATCAAACTTAGAAATACCTTTTCCAGCTAATGCTGAATAAGCAACTCTCAAAGCGCCTTTCGTAGTAGTTGCAGAACCACCAGAAGTGGCAACTGTTAGTGTATTAGTACCACCTTCAAGTGCATTCATACCTAACTTATCAGTTGTTTCACCAAGGTTAATACCAACCAATTCAGCAGAAGCCAAGTCAGCTTTACCAGCAGTAGCAATGTTAGCTAATGAAGTTGAAGTAATTACCGCACCATATTCAGCCATGTCTAATGACACCTTAGTATCTTCCATCTGAGTTGAATCAGCTTCAGTACCATCAGTTAATGGAGTTGTTGCCGCAGACATTCTTGAAAATACAGTAAACGCAATTGAGTTCGCCATATCGTCCTGTCTGATTGTAGCGTATGCGTCAACCTTGTTATAAGAAGAACCAGAAACGATTACCGCTTGGTTCATTAAATCTACTACCGAATCCGATAGAATTGTTTTTGTGTTAATTACACTTGCCATTTTATTTCTCCTAAGAAATTATATTTCGTTTTGGAGTGCGTATAGTTCAGCCATAGTTTTAGCTCCTTTAACTCTTTCACTAACATCTAATGACGCTTTGTTAGAAGTTGAATCGACTCGCTTTGGCTGAACATCGCCCCCGTTAAATAAATAAGGTTTATCACCTTTTAGTTGTTCAATAAATGCTGATTGGTCAAAGTCCTCAGTAGCACTTGCAGTCGCTAATAAATGTTTGAAGTAATCAGCATCTTTGATACCATTCTTGCTTACAACTTGCTGAATAGTAGCATCTGCCTTTATCTGCTTGTTGTTAGCTTCCAAGCCCTCAATAGTATTATTTAATGTTTGAATTAACTCAGCCGCTTTATCCATATCGGATTTATTAGCTTCATCTGTTTCGCGTTTCGCATTAATTAACTCTCTCGCTTGTTCAATTGAATCAACGCCTAATTGTTCAGCTAATTCAGATTTTGCTCGGTTTGCACCCTTACTAAAACCTTTATCAATTAAACTATCCAACTTTGACTGTGATAATACCACCTCATTTATTGTCTTAGGAGTTTCGACTTTATCCGTAATATGCTCGTCAGCCATAACATTACCTCTTATATATAAAAAGTTGTTCTAATAATAACACTAACTTGTTGTTTTTACAATAAATTTTCCAAGTCTGCGTTTTATCAATTTCTTTTGTTCCTTGTCTAATCCAAAGAACTTACGACCATATTTTACTTGGTTACCGTGAGCCTTTGCGTTTTCGTTAGTGCTACCAAAGAATAATTTAATACCATTCTTAACAGTTCGTCTATCTATTGAATGAAGCATAGTGCCTTCATCAGTTAGATTAACCTTGCCACTTTTCTTATAGTTCTTTGAATATGCCTTAAAGCCTTTCTTATTTTTATCTCTACCAGATTGAGTACGTTTAATAATTCCAACAATTAAACCTTCAGCAACTGAATATAATTCTTGTTGGGTGTTTTTTATTCGCTTCTTATATTTGCCCAAATTAGGCTTCTTTTTAACACGCATACCCATTGGCTTCAGCTTCCTCTTTATCCATCTTATAGAATCTATGACGGCAGTTATAATCACGCTTTGAATCACCAGCAATCTTGGACTTCTCGCTGTCGTTATAACAAGTGTTGTCTTTTAAAACTCTACGACAAAAATCACGTGTTCGACCATCATTAACGCCAACATAAACCCAGACACCTTCATCAATATCAGTTGCTCTTAAATCAATGACTTCTTGTTGGAACTCACCAATTGCTGTTCTAGCGTATGTCTTTGAATACTTAGCTAAGTCTGAACCACCCAATGTTTGGGCAATACCAGTAGCCATTGTATCCACTGAAGCGTCAGATATAATGTGTTTATATAATTCACGTTTAACACTTAACCCAACATCATCACCAATACGAATAAAGAAGTCGCGTTTCATTTGTTTCAATATCTGAATCTTAGTAGCATCATCAGTAGTAAAGGCAGTCTTTAGACCACCAGCTTCAAATGCTTGTAATGTTCCAGCGTAAATTGAATCAAACTGTGTATCAATTAATTCATTAACTAATACATAATATCCAGCATCTTTAAGTGATTGCCGCCAGATAAATTCATACTGTAATACATCATCAGTAGATAACCCAGCTAATCTTGCTTGAGCAATGCGCTTAACCTTTTCAAATACTTTTTCAACCTTTCCATCAAATTGCGAAACGAACTTATCAATATCCGCTTGAGATTGGTTATATATTGCATCAAGCGTTGGCATCTAATCCAAGTGCTGTCATTGTGTCGGATAATGAACCACCAGTTTTAACCTTATTAAGCATATCATTACGAGCATTGATATTATCATCAACATCTACACGCGCATCTTCTTCAGTCAAGTCTGGGTTATTACGCATCAATACCTTGTGCGGGGAACTAAGACCTAAGTCAATTGATTGTTGGTCAATACCTAATTGCTCTGATTCAGACGCTGGGTAGTTTGGTTCAACAAAATCAACAGTCATATTACCAGCAACAGTCTTACCATAATAATCAGATACTTCAATTATCAAACCAAATAATTCTTGTTCATAAACTTTAAAGTCTGATTGTTGTTCTAAAGTAAATCTATCTAACTTTAGGTTCTCCATCTGCAAAGCAAAGCCAGAAGATGCTTGGCTTGTCATTCTGAATTGAGATGGTGAAACACCGTAACCAATAGCAAGGTTATTAGCTAATTCTTGTACAACCCTGTGTAATTGTTCATAGTTAGATTGTAAATCAAGAACAGATATTTCTGTGTTCTGGCCAGTTAGCGTTAAGATGCTTAAAGGGTCAAGAACTTGTCCAAGCAATTCACCAACATTGTCACCTCTACCAACCAGTTGTTTGAACGATTGCGTTTTGATAATATGGTTTAAAAACGTTAGATGAACTGCCATATCAATTGTACCACCAGTTAAATCATCACCAGTATAAGAATCAAAGAAAGATTCATCGCGCCAACCATTATGCAAATACACAAAAGGTAACACACCAAATGGGTTAATCATTTCATCATTATCTTCAACAGCTACTATCTTATCTTCACCGCTCTGCTTATCAATGTAGTAATGTTCAGTCTTTGACCAATAAGCCCAGCGTTCTTTTTCTTTCTTTTCGCCAACCATTTCAACGAAGTATGCCACCCATTCGACTTCACCTTGTGAATATCCAACCTCGGTTAAGTGCGGCAGTCTAAGCATTATCTTTGGTTGTTCTTTGTCGCTATCCCAACCAACCTGAATTAGTACATCATTAAAGGCGTTCATATACTTATTAGCTTGAGCCATTGTTTTATCAATCCTCAATGCGCTATATAACTCTTTAGCTTCATCGCTTTCAAAAGTACGATTAACACCAAATGAATAGACGTTACTAATAGCGTTAACTACTTGTTTAAATACGTTGTTGTTTGTATTAAGTTGAACGTCTAACTTCAATTGAGCGAATGCTCTATATATCTTGCCTAATTTAGATATGACTTGTGCGTCATAATTATCGTCATACATAGCCTTTCTTAAAGCCATCTTTTTTAGTCGTGCAGTTTCATTCATTTAACCAACCCTCATTCTAATATTCCGAACTTCGGTCTTATGTAAGCCGTGTTCGTATTCTATGTAATAACCCACCGAATCAACAGCGTGGGATAAGTCTTGGTTAGACTTGTCAACTTCGCCCTTGTCATTGTATGACATCTGCTCTAAATCAGTGATTAACTCGTGATTTCTTTCGCATATCGCCATCTTAACATCACCGTTACCATTTCGCAATAGAGAATTGAACGCATTAATTCTATCGTGTACGCGTGGGTTAGCTGTTTTAATCTTCATCTTATGGAATCCAGCATCACGTATTAAATCATAGTTAGTAACCGCAGTGCCTTGTGACCTTGCTTTACCAGCACTATCACCATAGATAGTAGCACTGAATAACTGCGCACCAAGATGTTCATACTTCTGTTTTAAATAATCAAGCGAATCAACTAATGGTTTGCCTTTAATAATAGCATTATCAATTACTGTTACTTTGCCATCTACCATTTGAATTAGATAAATAGCATTATACGGGTTGATGTTAAAGTCAAAGCTAATTATGAGCGGTAGGCTTGGATTAATGTCCAGATTATCGCAAACGTGGACATCACGGTCAAAGCTATGATAAATGGCAGAACCATTAACATTAACAAACTCACCAAGCAAATACTGTTGAAGCAGTTTCTCATCATACGTTTCTTTTAATGTATCAATATAGTCTGGCGGCAAGTGTGGATTGTCATACGTTGAAGCCTTAATTAAACGGTAATTATCTGGCTTATTAGCCACCAATAGATTATAAGCAAATCTGTACCCTTCTGGAGTACCAACTAAGTCAACTTGGTTAGGTTTACCATCTGGTAACTTAGCACGATTACGTGCCAATATCTGTTTGAACGCTTTATCCATCTTATGACGTGGCATTATGTCACATTCGTCTATTAATGAAAAGCCAACTTGATACCCAACAATCATCTCTGGTTCGCTCATATTCCGAAACAATATCTTGCCGAACTTATGAATATGTAATTCTTTATCTGATTTGTTTAGCTGGTAATGTAATCCTAAATCATTACACATTTGTGGAAAGACTTCAAAACAAATGTCTTTTATTAAAGGGTAGTTAGGTAGATAGTAAGCAACATTAATCGATGGATATTGTAGCTTTTTGATTATCGTTTTAAGTGTACCAGCATAAGATTTACCAGCACCAAACCCAGCGATTAATCCAGTGGTTGGGCTAACGCTATTAATGAATTCACGTTGGTGTTTAAGTACAGCAACTTCTTTAATCACTGATTAACTTAATGCCAGTTATATCATTGACGTTATGTTCGATTTCTTGCTTGTCTGTTTGGTTAAGCATATTCTTACCAAGCCATACCAACATAGTTGAATTACCATCTTCAGTAGCCGCTTTAAATTGCGCTCGTCTTAATGAAGACCTACCACCCATTGCTTTTTGTGGCAAATAGTCCGCAAATCTCATCTCTTTTTCACGCTTACAAGCACGTTGTAAAGTGTCATAATCAACATTTAATACACCAGCAATTTCTTCACCAGTACATTGAATCTTGCACATTTCGTCTACTTTTCCCCAATCAATCTTTGCGTATGGTTTTGTTTTCATTTGAATTCATACCTTGCAGTTGTTCGTCCAACTGGGTTAACGTTATGGATAGCTTTACCATCACGCTTTAATTTGCATATTACACTTCTGACGTGCTTAACACCAATCAATTTAGCTTCTTTAGTTGTGATACTTCCGTGCTTGTGCATATATTCCAAGACCTTTTCTTGCTCTGTTTGTGAAGCGTTACACCTGTCAAAGATTGCCCAGCCAATATAAACGCCAAGCGCTAACCCAATAAAAAACCACATAGTAACCACCTTATATTTCTTTAATTTTTATCGTACATTTACCACCAGCAAAGACTTCTTCTTTAGAGATAGCAAGACACATTATTTGTGAATCATCTTCATAAGCTATGCCAATTAACGAATCTAACAAACTTTTTGCGAAATTATCCACGTCATATTTACGCTTAGTAGCTGGATATAGCTTGATTATCACCATCACTGGCTTATCAGTTGGCTGTTTCTGACTATCACTAACCAAATTAGTAACACGGTCTTTGAACTCTCGGCCTTTCTTACTTAGTATTGAACAACAAATACGACCACGCAATATAGCACGATAGTATTGATTAACTGATACTGGCATTGGTAACGTCAGATTCAGTTCAAATTTCTTCATTACTGACAATCCCAGCAGAGTGTTTCATAATCATCAATAGTACCAACTTTTGCTACTTGCTTCCAAATTAAATCATCTTTTCCACATTTATCACAAGTATGCTTTTCATAATATCCAACAGCTTTTCTTTCTTCTTCATCAATCATTTTGGTGGCTCTCTAAGTAGTTTATTACAAATATCAATTGCGCTTTCACAAACGTGATGTCTTAGGTATTCATCTTCAATGCGGTCAATCCTTTCAATCAATTTTTTAATTCCAGCTAAGGCTATTTGACATTCTTCTTGAGTGTGTTTTACTGGTGTATCGCAACAATTCATTCAGTCTTTCCGTAATAGTTAGACAATCCGTAAGTAATCCAATGTATTCTGGGCTTACCTTGTTTTATAAGATAATCTAAAGGGCTCGGAGGGCTTCGATCCCT